GCTCTGACAAATTGTCTAAACATATATTGTCAAACTGCTTTTCGTATGCCGCTTTGTTTTTAATTAGATCGGCTACAACATCTAACCATTCCTGCCAAATATTCGAGGAGTCTAATCGCCAAACTTCGATATTTTCTTTGTTCGGATGTTTCGCCAAAGTGGATGAAGAGCCATCGACATCTAAAACTAATGTTTTGCCAGGCAAGAAACCTAATGCGTACGTCTTCCCCATTCCAGGGTTGGCATAAATCATATATGTGCCTTTGTCTACTGATAATTCTTTTGCCTGTAGTTTTTTTACCATTAGCGTATCCTCAAACTTTCTGTTTGCTTGATCTCAACACCAGGAACATCTTCTTCTGCTTTTTTGATTGCGGTTTTATCAAAATCGATAGTGACCTTTTTAAATTTATCCGGTATCAATGACTCATCAACGATCTCAACGCTTGGTTGATTTTTTTGTATATTGAAACTAAATAAATCTGTTTTAAATTTCGTTTTGCCGATTTCTACCATTGCATTTTGTAAGCTTAACTTCATTCGCTTAACATTATTGTCGACCGCTTGCTTACGCTCTTTCATTCGCTTGATTTCTTCATCAAATGCTTTGCTTGAAGCTTCTTGATTGCGGATCAACTTAGCATACCCATCTGCTTTTTCTTCAATAGCTAGGTCAATTGATTCTAATGTGTCAATAATCGCTGCATTTTCTGAATCATATTCCAGCATGTCTGCAACTTGATTAAATGCACCTGTTAATTCATATAGTTTCACTCAAAGGACCTCCTTCAATTCTTCAATCACTTGCTCTAACCCTTGAATCAGTTCTTCTCGACCAAATTCAGCTGATTCTTCAATAGTTTCAAATTGCGTGCGGACATCCTCATCGTCGCTGTCTTGATAAACACCTACTCGATCGTTCTTCTTATCAATATCGAAAACGATTGATCCATAAGGTTTGTATCCGTCAATTAGATGAATACGCCCGATTGTGTCGATTGCTATTCTCATGGTATAATCTCCTTAGATGAATTTTTGTTAAGACTCTATGCTTGCAGGCCGGAGTCTTTTTTTGCGTCCATTTTTGCTTGTGCTTCGTAGTATATTTCTTTCCAATCAAGTGTGCGATAGTATAGGTCAAGCACTTCTTCTCTAGTCATTTCTTCACCGTCTTTGATCGTAATTCAAATACTGCTTCGTCATAAATCATTAGTAGCAACATTGCGACACAAGGGAATCCGATGACTAGCCACGTTGGTGGTTCTGATGAAAGCAATGCTCCCAATGCGAAGATCACAAGAATAAATATTGTGCGTCTGATCCAGTAGATTTTCTTCATGCTGACTCCTCCTTGAAGTATCGATCGATCAAAGCGAGCGCTTCTTCTTTTGTTGATACGGTATGCTGCATTTTCGATCCGTTATCTTCCTCAACTGATATAGTGATTCTTTTAATCATTTTTTATTCACTCTCCTCGTCTGGAACGAAAGAACGAATTATAGCTACTTCATCCTCCTTACTTTCCAAAAAATCAATCAAGTCCTCGGTGTTGCTTAAATCTTCTTCGCCGCCAAAATACAAACCAGATATGATAGTTGATAAGTCCGAAAACTTAACCATAGTTTCTTTTACTTTATATCCGCTCATTTTCCCAACTCCCCTACTTTTTGATCCGTATACTGCCGTAACTCGCTCACACGCTGTTCTAGCTGTTCCTTGTCGTTTTGCACCGTGTTCAACTGTTGGCGCAAGCTATCGGCTTCCTGTTGCTTTGTAGCGATCTCCTGTTGCTTTTGTTCGATCTCTCGTTGCTTGGCTTCAATTTCCTTCTGCTTGTCCGATTTGATTTGCTCAATTTCTGCCTTTAGCTGCTCCTGTGTGCGAGTGTTGTTGGATAACTGTGATTCGAGTTCTGACACACGTTGTGATTTGGTTTGTCCGTATTGTAGGACTGTGTTGAAGTTTGCCTTGATCGTGTCCAAATCTTGGAATGCGTTGCTTGCTGCGTAGCCGATAACGCCGCTACCTAGTGCTAGTCCGATGATTGCTGTTGTTTTTGCTAGTTTGTTTTTCAATGTGATTCCTCCTTTGGTATAATTGTTTAAAAACTGGTGGTGCTGAAATGGATAATCGATTAACAAACAACGAAATAAGGATCCTGATTTATCTTGCGTCAAATAGAGGATACATTGATACACACACATATCTCACAACTGTCGAAGGAATATCTGTCAAAACAGGAATTCCTAAACTTGAAACTGAAGAACATTTATCGCGTCTTACCAGCTTCGAATTTATTAAAGAAGAAATTACCTTCAATGAAGAAAAAACTTACTATTCAATAAGTCAGAATGGTAAAAATTTTCTGGAGTTTAGAGAAACAGATGCACAAGAAAAATTAAAATGGAGTATACAAGTCCCGATCATCGTCGCTGTAGTAACCACTCTACTGGTCAATTTAATTACTTACTTATTTCAAAAGTAGTTGAAAAATAAGATTTATAATTAATGAACTGATAACAGATACCACTATGACTTTTACCTTATCTTTTTTACTCACCCTAGCCCCTCCTTCCGTGTGGGGGTTATTTTTAATCCAGTAGATCCATTTGAGGATAGTAACCCTCTGCAGTTAATAAGTTGTAAATGAAGACACGACCTTTTTGCGTCCATTTAGTATTCATCACAACTTTTACGCCGCCATCAGCTTTTGGAATCTCGCTTGTGTGCGATTTTGTGTATCCTTGGTTCATGTGTTTGCGGTACAGAATCCATTGACCACTGACTTTATGCTGAACACCTAACTCATTAAGCAATTTATTCAGTGCGATTGCCGACATTCCGTAATCTGCTGCGATTTGAGACGTTGCTACTGTATCTTTTGATGAAAGGATCATATCTAGGTAACTGATTTTCGGTTCATATTCAGCGATCTGCTGCTCGAGTAGTTGATTCTTTTCTTCTAGGTCAGCTGCTAGTCGCAATGCCTGAGCGAAATTTTGAGGAACGTTTGTGTAGCTTCCTGTTTTTCTGATTGTTGGAAGGACTTCTTCCATTACCCAAGCTTCAAATTTTTCTGCACTTGGTAGGTTAGATTTGATAATTAGACGATAAACATCCGATTCTGGAATAACTTTGAATGATTGGCGACGACCTAGCGAATCGCTACCCCACGTTTTCAAGGCTTTCTTGCAATGTTTGTTAGTTGCGTCGCTTGGATTTCTGTATCCCAAGGTTTTGGCAACATCGTTTGCCACGAAATACGGAATATCATTTTTCAGAAACGTCCGAACTTGGTTTTGTTCGAAGCTAAAAATTTGTGGCGTGTTCATTTTACTTCCTCCTCTTTATGCAACCTCTGAAGGCTTCAATTTTTTTGACCTATAACGGTTAGCTTCTTTCCACTTCAGGTACCAAAGAAATGTTCCAAGGTGTATCCAAGTGACACTATGTGTCGGCTTAAGAACACCTTCTTTGAACTCTGGAATACTTTCCATTTCTTTTTGATACGTATTTAAAGTAGTACGAGATAACCCATTGAAACGAATCATTAAATCCTCACGCCTATCCCATTCAGAAATCGAAGTCTTATCCGTAGCCATTTTGATTAATTCCGGAATAGTTGGTTTTTTCATATTTACATTCCTTTCTAATGTGAATTCTTAAGTTGTTCCAGAGCTGTTTCGATTGGTTTTATTTGTTTATCCGGTTTACGTCGACCATTCATAATGTCAGACATATATGTTTTCGAAATTCCAATTGTCTCAGCAAGCCAATTTTGTGTTTTATCGTATCGTGCTAACTCAACCCTAACTTTAACGATGAAATCTTTAGACATACCCACACCTCCCTTTTTTAATAAAGCGAACAAAATACGCTAAAATAGTTGACATCCATCCCAAAGTTTTATAATATTGGTTTATGGTTAATAAACAGACGGAATAATACCTATATATTAAACATTCTTAGTTTCCCGACCTCGATTGTTTTTAATAAATATAAGTGTCTTTCTGTATTTATTAGCGTATTTAATTTGCTTATGAGCTAATATTATCCCATAACTTTATAATTGTAAAGTGTTTTTTATTATACTTTGGGAAAAATAACTCATTTGCAAGAAGGATGGTTGAAAATGAGTTTATTTGAAAGGGTTTCAGAACTTGCAAAAAAACAGGGTAAAAGTTTAAATCGAGTTGCAGAAGATAATGGATTATCTAAAAATGCTATCTATCAGTGGAGAACGAGTAGTCCAAAAGCTGAGACTTTAGAGCTTATTGCAAACTACTTTCACGTATCGACAGATTACCTTTTAGGAAGGACAGACAACCCACACATGGGAATGTCCGAAAAACAAAAAGAATTGACCATAGAAGAAGCATTAAAATCTGTTATGAGTTATAACGGGAAAGAAGTTTCGGAAAATGACCGTCAAGTTTTAGAGAGGATTGCAAAAGCATACTTGGACGGAAAAATATAAGAGGGTGTTTGTTTGGATGCTCAGATTTTAGAGATTGTTGAAAAGTTAAACATAACAATAGTTTATGATGAGTTTTTGGAAGATCACGGAAAATATCTACCGATTGTTAATATTATTGTATTGAATAGTAAGTTGAATGATTTTGATATGAAGAGGGCTTTACTTCATGAATTAGGTCATGCTAGTGAGGACCAAGATAATTACGAGCTTTATAAACTCTCGTTTGTCTTAAAGTCGAAAATGGAATATGCAGCAAATAGATTTATGATAAACTATTTCACCAGCGAATACGATGATATCTATAATTACAGTCAATTAATAGAAGAATTTAGTATTGGGATGGGCTACGATGTTAAATATGCAAGATAAAAATACCCCTATCAAAGGACCAGCTTCGATAAGGGTTACTCATTTCTGAGATAGTACAAATATATTATATCAGAGAAATGAGGAAATTAGATGAAAAAAGTCGTACCGTGCTTATTGTTTGTTGGCTTAATAATGACCGGATGTTCTAATAATGAAGAAAGTACAACTCCCCCAACTGATACAACTTCTCAAACGACTTCTGTTTCTGAAGAACAGAAAGCTGATTTCGAGTATGGGAAAATTATTACAGATGAGTTTGAACTTACTTATAAAAATTCCGAAATAGTTAAAAGTCCATCTGAAGATGGCTATGGGTTATATGTAACGTACTCATTGAAGAATACTTCGGATAACAACATCACTCCTATTGATATTATTAATGATTACGTTTTATTTAAACAAGAGAATGAAACCTCTGAGGTTGATCTCGATAATACCTATTATAGCTTAGATGCATTTGGATCAACAGACGATGTCGAATCATATAATGAGCAAGTCGATAAAGAAAACTCTCGTTCTGATGAACTGTTACCCGATAAAACAGTGGACATAATAGAGACTTACTCTCTGGATAACTTAGATTTCCCAGTTAAAATGATAGCTATGTATGAAGATAAAGAAATAGGTATTTATGAAATTGATTTGACTGAGTTAGAAAAGCCTGAAGAAACAAAATCTTTAACCAATACAAATAATCCCAATGAAGATAGTTCCTATTACGAAGGTCTTTCCGATATGCCAACAAGCTGGCAAGAAGGTGAAGCTGAGTGGGAAAAAGCAAAGGCTGAAGGCTGGACAGCCGAAGATTGGGAAGAAGCAGTCAGAGCTAGTGAAAACGAAACTTATGTAGTAGGTTCCGGTCAATATGAAGATTCATTTAATGGTAGTCAAGCTGATCAAACAACATTGCCTGAAGGAACTTCTGAAAATGCAAGACGTATATATAATGAAATAAAAAGTATTCAAGATAGAGAATTAACATCTGGTGAAATTCAAACATTAGAAGCTATCGAACAAGGCTATTACGAGTAAAGAAAAAAACACGCCCCTCCGACCAAAGACAGGCGTGCAAAACAAAATAAACGATAGGCTTATTTAGTCATGCCTATTGTAACAAAGAATTGAGGTACACACAATGTGGAGCGAATCTTTAGGCAACGGAAGATATAAGTTTGTAGAAAGATACAAAGATCCCTATACCGAAAAATGGAAAAAGACAAGTACTGTTCTAACAAGTGATTCTTCCAGAGCCTGGAAGAATGCACAGAAAATATTAGACAAAAAAATAGAGGAAGCTTTGAGTAATTATGATAAATCTGACATCACTTTCAAGGAGCTTTACGAAGAGTGGTTTGTTTATTACCAACAACATGTAAAAAGAACAAGCTGGACCAAAGTTCCAAAGATGATGAAACATATTCAAAAAGTTATTTCTGACGATGTTCTTGTTCGAAATATAGACGAGAATATGATTCGTAATATTACAGAAAAAATGTATACTTTCGGTGACCTATCCTTGAATTATACGAAACAGACCAAGACGACCCTTTCAATCATGTTGAATTATGCTGTTGAGAAAAAGTATATTAAACAAAATCTAGCGCTGAATGTCAAAATTCAAAGAAAAAAAGCTGAAGAAGAAAAAAGAAAAAAGAACATGGATGAAAAATACCTTGATCAAAGCGAAATGACAGAGTTGCTTGTATATATGAGAAAATCTACTAAAAGATTATTGCACGCTAACATTGCAGAATTGTTATATTTAACAGGCCTAAGATACGGAGAGTTACAGGCATTACAAGTAAAGGACTTTGACGGGAGTACTTTGGATATTAACGGCACATTAGACTATTCTTTCTTAAAAATGGCAGATGCTGTAAAAACTTCACCTAAAAATATCTATTCTAAAAGAATAGTTTCTTTGCCTAATAGAGCAGTAAAAATTGTTAATGAAATCATTGAACACAACTCTTTAGTATTCGGCTTTCAAAGTAACGAGGATTATATATTTAAATCATCTAGAGGTACCCCGTTGTCTCTCCATAGCTTTAATATGGTACTGCATAGAGTTCAAGACGAACTAAAATGGAATAAAAACTTATCCTCTCACATATTCAGACATAGTCATATTTCTTTACTAGCTGAATTGAATCTTCCTTTAAAAACCATAATGGAGAGAGTCGGACATTCCGATGCCAACACGACTTTATCAATTTATAATCACGTGACCAAAAAATCTAAAGAACAGGTTATCGATCGATTAAACAATTTGTAATTTGCCCCTTTTTTGCCCCTTTTGTATAAAATTAACATTAAACAAACAAAAGAACCCCTATAAATAGAGGTTCTTTTATTATAACTACATCATGCCGCCCATCTAAGGTTGTCTGACACACTCATTTACACTAGTATAAAAATGCCTATATAACAGCCTTTTGATCAATTTCAATTACAAAAATAATTCGACTAGTTCGAACTAATAAAGTTATTTTGCCCCTTTTTTG